AGCATTAGGTCAAGAATAATAAAATTAAGCCCTGTTGTCTTCGGACAATGGGGCTTTTTTTATCGCTAGGGATTGAATTTTTCAGGTTCGGCGTTGGAAAATTCATTGGCGTTGCTGCCGAAATTCAGAAAGGAATGTATATGAACTTAAAAGATATAGATAATATTATTGATAAACACCAAGTGGTTACAGAAAATAGATATGGAATGTTTGGTGTGAATTTAGGAGTAGAGGTATTAGACGCTTTAAGAAAGTATGCTAATAAAAGAAATGTAAGTATGGCAGTGATAGTTAAAACACTAGTCATAAATTACTTAACAGAGAAAGGAGAATATAATGCTAAATAATATACAAAACTGGCTTATGAATGTTGCTGCCAAATGGATTTGGTTTGCAATAATGTTGCCAATTAGAATTGTATTAGGACTTTGTTTTGCCATTGCAAAATATATGCCTAAAACAGTTGTACTACCATACAAAGTAGTAAGACGTGACGAAGCTGAAAAAAGAACATTTTGGAATTAAAGGAGATAAAATGGAATTTATAATACTACTATCAATTGTATTCATTTTGTTATATGGTATATCTTTAGCTAAAGATAGCATTGCTTTAATTGAAGAAATCAATGCAAGATACAGAGAACAAATTGAAATAGAAAGGATGGAGAAATGGGAAAAGTTAAAGCAGAAAGACAAAGTGAGTTAGACAAATTGCATTTTGATTATGCCGAGTGCAAAATTGAAATGGATGAATTTATATCTAAACTTACTGCTATAGGTATAGATTCTCCAGCAGATATAGAGGAGCATAGATTAAATGCCGAAGAAGCAAGATACGAATACAAAGTATCTCAACATCAAAATAAATACTAAAGAACTTTTAATTTTAGAAAAAGTTTTAACTAGATATTTATTAGAAATGGAAGCTCTTGCTTATCAAGATACAAAAAATATAGATGCTAAACCTATTTACGATAAGGTTAAACATTTAATTGCTTTGTATAATTTACAGAATCCTAGTGCTGAAGATTAGGTTTCTCCCTCGCTTCAGTCTAAACAGCAAGTTTAGCGTTGCACTTGTGGGATTAAAGCAACGCACTAAAAACACCTCTCCCAAGGGATGAGAGAGGATAACAGAAAGAAAGAAATATTATTCGAAAGGGTATAATATGATTGCGACTATCAAAAATTGGATAAATAATCTACGCACATTTTTAATACAGCACCCACCTAAAATACTAAAGTTTATCAAATTTATATTTGTAGGAATTATATCATTATTGATATGGGCTTTGTATTTTATTGGTGTTGCTGCCGACTATGGACTGCAAATGTTAACAAAACTTAAAGATAAAACAGGAGATAAAAATGTATAATGTAATACTTTGGAAAGACAATAATAATGAAGACATACACGTCTTTGAAAACAAACCAACATTTAAAGATTTATATCCATTAATTGGATGTAGTATGATTGAAATCATTAAAGGTTATACCGACGAACATAAAACATTTGAAATGTATTGTGATGAAGAAAGTAAATATAATCCTTTATCATATCCAAATAAACGAGCAACCAATGCTTGGTATGAATGGCAAAAAAAAACTGGTCGTATGTGTTTACCAGGTGATCACATTGCAGGTAATGTTGCCATTATTAAAAACATTGGTGAAATGAAAAAAGTTAAACAGGAGAAAGCAGCGTGAAAGTAATAGATGTACTTCGTATCTGTAAAATTACAGGAAGAACTATACCTTCTGATATGACAGATCAATGTAATGAAACATATCTGTCGGAATCAAAAGGTGAACATATTCCAATTGGTGAAATGGATATTGTTCATTTAATTAGAGCATTTAACAAAATGAAAAAAGATAATCAGATTGTTAAAGCATTTAATGAAATAATAAAACGAAAGGCAAACTAATGGCTAACTGTTATTATCACAGTTTATCATCCGTAAAAAAATGGGGTGGTAAACCAGAAGACTACCAACCCATACACAATTGGTTTGACGAGTCAAAAAAAATTGTAGCACACTTTACGCATAGAGCATTAAGGCATCACGCTGAAGGGTGTTTTGCTGCCGAACAAGAGTTCGGTACTACAATAACAAACTCTGATGGTAAACAAGTACCAGTCAGATTAATAGCTGAACAACATATCAAAGAAGATCTAGGATGGATTCCTAGTTTTCAAGATTGGATTGTTCATATTAAAGCTCAACCTTGGATGATGAAAGGACAACCAAAGCTATGATAGACACAGATGACATAAGAGAAATCATCAAAGCATTACATAAAAATGGCTATACTAAAATAGACATTTCATATGATGGTGGAAATGATGATGGATATTTTCAAGATTTAATCTTTTATAAAGGTGATAAATCTGAATTAGTTGATTGGAATAAAGTTTTAGAAATAACAGATGAAGACGACAAGTCTTTTGATGATGAAGACTTTATTGGATTAGTTCACGGAGATTACAGTAGATTAAATCAATGGGGTTCATTTGCTGGTGATTATACAGTTCGTGGAACAGTAACAATTGACACAGTTAGTGGTGATTTTACTGATGATTATGAAGAATCAACACTTGTAGCAAATGATAAAACAGGAAATGTTTATACAGATAATAAATCAGTTTGGTAACAGAAAGGAAACAATATGAAACCAATACGTAAAAACGAGTTAGAGTATCTTGATAGACTTATTAAAGATAAGTTTCAAGACAGAAGCAGAGAAATACAATCTGCTATTGAAGCCGAAACTCAAAAACAAACAGAAAAAAATTATAAATCTTTTGTTCAAAAGTTAGGCATTGCTAAACAAATAAATGCTTTTAAAGAAGCAAGTGTTAAACTTCGTAATTTTATTACATCAAAAGAATCTTACGAAGATAAACTTAAACGTGCTGAATATAAAGCTAGAGAAGCATTAGTTGAAAAACTAGAATCTTGGTCAAAGATTAGAGATTGGAGTGACCACAACCTTACTGACATCAAACAATATGATGATGTTCAATCAGAACTTAAACAAGTTTGTGCTTTTGAAACTAAACGAGCTGTAAAGAAATTACCTAAATTCAAAGTAAAAGATGAATTAGAATTTCTTGAAGAACAAGCTAAAAACGTGTTATACTCTGGTAGAGATATAATGGAAGTTTGGAAATATTTAGGTTCAACATTTGACAAATCTGGTATTCCAGTTGCTGCACCTAAATCATTTTTACAAATAGAAAGTAAATAATGGACATTGAGAAAGAAATAAACTTTCTTGCTGAAACAGATAATGACTTCGCCGAATCTACGGCGGAGTTACAATATCAGCAAGATATGATTAAACATTACAAAGGAAGTTACGTTAATGTATCTGACAAGTCTGTGTCAAAAGCAGTTGAAGATTATTACGCTTCCGAAAGTTATGTTAACTCAATGAAAACAATTAATGCTCTTAATATAGAAGTTCTTAAATTAAAAAATAAAAGAAGAACTGCTGAAATGAAAATAGATATATGGAGAACATTAGAAGCATCAAGGAGAAAAGGTAATGTATAATGATGATCAATTATATGAATATGTAGGCAAAAAAATTCTAGAGTCTAGATCGCTGCCGCATAGAAAAATTACTCAAATGGAATTAGCTAAATTCCTTGGAGTAACTTTTCAACAAATACAAAAGTATGAAAAAGCTACTAATAGAGTACCTTTAAATAGTTTACTAAAAATTAGTAAATATACTAAAAAACCATTAGCATTTTTTATACCATTAGAACACGCTGGTTATACTCTGGATAAACCTGTGGAATTAACTCCAGCAGATACCGACGCAGATGTAAGAGAATTTATTGAAACACAAGTATTTAGGAATCCATAACCTCCACGTTATGGGGTAGGTGGGGTTAAAATCTCACCTACCATATATAGTTGACATTCTTTAAAATATTCATATTCCTAGTATATGGCTAACAAATCACTAGGAGAACATTTTCATAATCAAGTGATACCGCAATTTGTTGCGTTAAGAAAAAAACAAAACATATCTCAATTAGAAATGGATGACATACTTGGTGTTGCCAAAGGTCTTGTTTCAAAATGGGAGTGTGGTATAAGAAAGCCAAGCGGTTGGTTATTTTGCTGTTGGGCAGAAGCTCTAGGAGCTAAAATAACATTAGAGGAAAAAACAAATGACAGTAAATCCTAACGTAGAATTAAATCAGTTAACTGATGATCCTATAGTTAATGAAGTTGTTGATCTAATTGTTAAACGACACATACAAGGTATGGAGAAGTTTGGTAAAACAATGGATGATAACGACAGACCTATTAATGAATGGGTAGATGAAACAATTGAAGAATTGTTAGATGCTATTCATTATTTGGTTAAAACAAAAACTATATTTGATAAATTCAAAGCAGATAATAAAAAATTAAAAGCTGCTATTGAAGCATTTGAAAAAGGATCATTTACTGATGAAAAGAATAAAACAGAAAACAGAAATTGATTACACACCATATCACGTAAGGCAACAAGCGTGGCATATGTCGTTATTAAAATTCTATAGAGAAATAGAGTTTAATGAAAAGCAATATATGGAATTTGCTAACCGACTCATTAATAATAAAATACCATACAAAACATTACAAGAATTAGATAAGTTAAGGAGGCAATCTAATGCAAAGAAAAAAGCCGAATGGGAAAAAACAAAAAAACAACAAGCTACTAATATGGGATTGCATTTTAGAAAAATATATAAAAAAATGCAAAACAGTTAGTGGTTACTACATTAATAACAGAAAGATAAAAATATTATATGAAAGAAAACTTTGATAGGAAAACTGGTATAGGTGGTAGTGATGCTACCAGAATATACCAAGGTGAATGGTATGATCTTTATTTAGAAAAGATCGGAGAGAAAGAATCAGCAAATCTATCCGATATTTTACCAGTTCAAATGGGTATTCATACCGAAGA